TTAGCTCTGCTATGGGCGGAGCTAAAGGATTAATTGACTTAGTCAAAAATTTATTTCCAAAGTTAGCTGGATTGTTTACTGGAATGATTTCAAAGTTAACTGGACTTTTTACTGGTGGGATAGGTGGGATAACTGGGGCTTTTACTGGAATGATTGGTAGGTTGGCTGGACTTTTTGATGCTGGAGTAAGAGGGATAACTGGGGCTTTTACTGGAATGATTGGTAGGTTGGCTGGACTTTTTGATGCTGGAGTAAGAGGGATAACTGGGGCTTTTACTGGAATGATTTCAAAGTTAACTGGACTGTTTACTAGAATGATATCAAAGTTAGCTGGATTGTTTTCAGGTGGGATAGGTGGAATGATTTCAAAGTTAACTGGACTTTTTACTGGTGGGATAGGTGGCGGTGCTGGCGGTTTTATATCTAAGTTATTACAATTTGCTAAAATTGGAGCTAAGGCTTTTGCTGTAGTGGGCATTGTTGTTTCACTTTTTGAAGGTTTGTATGATACCTTTACAAAATTTGGTGATGTTCTTAAATTTGATTCATTTGGAGGATTGCTAAAATCACTTGGAGTTCTAGGTTTACAGATGTTATCTAGCATTGGTCAATTGATTATGCGAATTCCAGAATTCTTTGTTGATGCTCTTGCTTGGCTTTTAGATGGACTCCTTCCTAAATCATGGATTGATGGTTTAAAAAATGCGTCAAAAGCACTTGGTGACGTAAGATCATGGATTGATGATTTCTTTGACTCAGTTACTGGTGGATTGTTAAAGTTTGGACGAACTGATGAAGAAAAGAAAAAAGTTGATGAAAATACAGCACGAATAAAAGCTGATAAGGAAGCAGCCAAAGCCGCTAAAACAGCAGCTGACGCAACCGAAAAACATACTAAAGCTGTAGCAAAATCAGCTGAAGAATATCTTGGGGTTGTGAATGGTCCTATATCTGCTCGAGATTTAACAAATGGAAATACAAGCGTCAGAACAGAATCTGTAGATAATTCTCAATCTAAGGATAATAGTGGTACACCTCCTCCTATAAATAATCAAGGTGATACATCACCTGGAGTATCACCTGTTCCTGGAACACCTGCAACAAGTTCTGCTTCTAGTTCTAAACCTGCAACATTAGATGACATTCTTAAAAAATTAGAAGAAATTTGCGCAGCAACTATTGAAGATACAGATAAGGTTACTACAGTACTTGCAAGACTTCAACCATCGAAATTTGGAGGCGGACCTGGACTCCGGCTTTCTTAAAAGGAAATAATATAAATGGCAACATGGACTAACTATTGGAAAATTATAACTCCTGCGTCCCCAAGACAACAGTATACCACGCTTAAAACTGACTCGTACGATCCTAACATGCAAGGAGCTTATGGGGTCGCTTCTCAAACTGCTTATTACAACTCATTGCTTAAAGGTCCAGGATCTAGAATTTTGGGTTATCAACAGTTTGATACTATGGACACCAACTCAGACGTGTCTAGAGCACTTGATATTATCGCAGAAGAAATGGCTTGCGAAGATGATACAACTAAACTTCCGTTCAAAATTGAATATCTTAATGAAGAGAACCAAGAGGTTTCAGAAACGACCGTTACAACTCTTCGTTCAGCACTACGTCACTGGTCTAATAGTATGGACCTTCATTTTAGGATGTTCTCAATTGCTCGGTGCTTGATCAAATATGGTGATTGTTTTTTCCAGAAGGAAAATGATTCTAAGAAGTGGAAGTACGTCGATCCATATAATATCATTGGTATCGAAGTAAACGAAAAGAATGAACGAGTTGCTTATCATGTTAAGAGCGGGATAAGTCAAGTTCAAGGTTACAATCAAAAAGATAAGATGATGACAGAAATCATCCCTGCCGCCGCCATGATTCACTTTACCCTATCAGACGATATGGGAGGTTCTGTCCCATTTGGAGATTCCCTACTTAGACCTGTATATAGGGTGTTCCGTCAAGTCTCAATGCTCGAAGATTCCGTTATCATTTACCGACTCGTACGTGCTCCAGAGCGCCGAGTGTTCTACATTGACGTTGGTAATATGCCAGCTCAGCGCGTTAAGCAGCACCTTGAGCAGATACGTAATGACATTCGGCAGAAACGATTTGTGAATAGCGCTACCAAAGACGGTAACGCTGATGTTGATACCCAATACAATCCTAATTCTATTCAAGAAGATTTCTTCTTTCCAGTAACAACCGCGGGTCGCGGCTCACGAGTTGAGACCCTCCCAGGAGGCGAAAACCTTGGCGAAAACGCTGACCTTGACTTTTTCCAAGCTCGTCTTTTCCGTGGGTTACGAATTCCAACATCATATATGAAGGGTGCTGATGCTTCTGGTGCTCAGGTAAATGACGGTAAGGTTGGTATCGCGTATATCGAAGAACTTCGATTTGCCAACTTCATTAAACGTCTTCAAGTTCGGCTTGAAATTGTTATTGACCAAGAGTTCAAGAAATATATCTCATCTTCTGGTATTAACATTGACCATGATCTTTTTAAGATCTATATTCCTGATCCACAGAACTTTGCGTTGTATCGTCAAGCGGCGCTTGATGCCGACCTGATCAATGCTTTCAACAGTCTCGGAGATGTCAAATTTATGTCTCCAAGATTTAAGTTAGAACGTTATTTAGGTTGGACAGAAGATGAGATTCAGAAGAATGAGATTCTTGTTAAGGAAGAACGCGGAATTACTGAGGACAACAAGTATTCTGATATCCGACAGATTTATGATCCAGCAATTAATGAAAATCGTGAACCAATTAAAGTCGAACCAGATATTGTCCCGACTGAAATGGCTGGTGGTGTAGAATCGGGAATGGGCGGCGGCGAAGAAATGGGTGGTGGAATGGGTGGTGGAATGGAAGAACCAGGTTCTGAATTACCGCCGGGTGGTAACGAAGAACCACCTGAAGAACCACCGGCAGCATAAAAAGTTGAATTTTGATTAAAATTTTTAATGATTATATAAATAGTCATTATATTTGTAATGATTTGGAGAATAAAAATGAGTGACCTAAACAGAATTAGAGTATTAGCTGGTCTACCTAAAGTTAAAATTTATGAAGCAGAAGCTCCCTTAGCAACTGCAGACGAAGAACTTCCTGTTGACCCAACAGAAACTGGTGATATTGCCCCTGAAGATGTTGATTCAGATGGAACTGTATCTCCTGAAGAATCTTCAAAAGTTCAGACCGCATCTGATGACATTGCCAAGGCAAAAGTTCACATCAAAAATATTCAGAAACTTTCTGAAACCATTAGAACTGACATCGGTAAATATGTTCTTAAAATCGAAAAATATATTAATGATGAGTTTGGTAGCATCTCTGGTCTTAGTGATGTAGATAAAGAATCTGCCGCTAAGATAATGAGCTATTTCACCAAGCTTCATGCCATTGCTAATTCTAAGTAAAATGTATTATATCATATATAAAACAACTAATTTAGTAAACAGTAAATTTTATATTGGTAAACATAAAACTCCCAATTTAGAGGATGGATATCTTGGGTCAGGATTAAATCTTCAACGAGCCATTAAAAAATATGGAATTGAAAATTTTAAAAGAGATATTATCTGTTTCTGCGGTACAGAAAAATTATTAAATTTAAAAGAAAAAGAATTAATAACAGAATCCATTTTAAAAAATCCTAATTGTTATAACATAATGTACGGCGGTCAAGGTGGGTGGCAATATGTTTGTGAGTCAAATAAAGGTAAAACTAAAGAGACAAGTGAAAGTCATTTAAGACAATCAGTTAAAATATTGGGAGATAAAAATCCTTCAAAACGAGAAGATGTAAGATTAAAAATTAGTAATGCCAATAAAGGGATTAATAACGCAATGTTTGGTATGTCTGGAGAAAAATCTCCAGTTTCTAAATTATCAAATCACGAAAGGTTAACCATAATTATTCAGCGAGAAGGTGGTTTAACATTAACTCAATTATATAAATTATGGGGACATAAAGTCTCAAACTCATTGATAAAGAAAATTTGTCAATTTAAACAACAAAACATAAATAAACTGTGTCAATACCAAGCACCATTTATAGTGTTTAATAAAGGAGTTTAACATGCAACAATTACTTATAGAACGACTATTACCAAATGAAGCAGCTCTGGTAGAATCAGTTGATAATGCCAAGAACGTTTACTTATCTGGTAGATTTATGGTTGGTGGTGAAAAAAATGGAAACTCGAGAATATATCCAGTGGATGAAATATCAAGAGTAGTAGAGTCGGCTATGAATACTATTAAAACTAGTGGTGGTATTCCAGGAGAGTTAAACCATCCTGATAACCTTGCCATCAACCTTGCCAACGTTTCTCACGTCATTACCGAGCTCCGTATGGACGGAAATTACGCCATTGGTAAGGCCAAGATCCTTAACACCCCCTCAGGCGCTATCGCCCGCGGCCTCCTCGAGGGCGGGGTCCGTCTCGGTGTTTCATCACGTGGAACCGGAAACGTCAATGAGGGAACGGTGTCTGACTTTTCACTCGTAACGGTTGACATCGTTGCTACACCATCCGGCCCAGGTTGTTATCCTGATATGGTCCGTGAATCAATGGAGAATACTAAGATCTTAACACTTGCAGAACAAGTTGTACACGATAAAAACGCACAGAAATATCTAGTAAAAGAGATCTTTAAGTTTTTTGAACAACTTAAAGGAAAATAAGTCATGAAACTAAAACATCTTCAAGCATTAACATCACCACAAAAAGTTGATGAAAATTATGGCAATTCGGAAGGTAAATCATACGAAGATTCAGGTGATTTTGAATCGGCCCATTCTAAAATTTCTGCCTTATTAAGACAAGTTTCTATGCTTATTAAATCTCAGCAACATGCAAATTGGATTACAGATACCGCTGCTAATTTTTCTAATGGCGATGAAGAAATGTCTGGAGAAGAAATATACAATGAATTGATTGAGCATATAAACGGTGCGACTAAATCAAATAATCAACTCTATCAATGGATGATAGATGTTGTTGGATAATAAGATTAATTTTGTAATACTAAGGTAATACCATAATAATAATAAAGGAGAAACATAATATGGCAGATAAATCAAAAATCAAAGATATGATCCAGGATCTGATCAATGATCGTCAATCACAAGCAGAAATTCCTGCACATGAATTCATCGTTCAGAAGTTCAGAGAATTGCACGGCTCAAGCAGCGATTCAGTAACTGAACCCGATAATCAAGAAACGATGGATCTTGTCGATCCGGATTAATTTTTGAGTCAAAATCACTTCATTTTTTTGATAAAAAACATGAAGTTATATAAATAAATTTGATTCTACAAGAATGAAACTTAATATTGTTAGAATGAAAACGAGTTGTAATTTTTCGTTTTAACCCCTGGTTTAACAATTACACCAACATCAAAATAAGGAGATAGAGTATGGATGAAATCCTAAATAAACTACTCGAGTCTGAGCTCCTAAGCGAAGAGACTAAGAATGAAATCTCCGAACAGTGGAACGCAAGTATCGAAACATATAAGCAAACTGTTCGTGAAGAAGTAACTCTAGACGTTCGTGCAGAACTTTCTGAGCAATGGGTAAAAGAACGTGACGCACTGGTTGATTCAGTCGATACCTTCATTACCGAAGCCCTCACTAAAGAACTTACTGAACTCAAGGGAGACATCGATCGTTTCCGTGACTTAGAAGTAGAAATGGCTGAGAAGCTAGTAGAAGAGAAGCATAAGCTAGCTGAAGAAGTTGCTAAAGAAATCGATTCCCTCGTTGACAAGATTGACGCATTCCTCGAAATGCGCCTTGCCTCCGAAATGGATGAGCTCAAAGAAGATCTAGAGATCGTTAAGCAAAATGAATTTGGTCGTAAGATCTTTGAAGCCTTCTCCGGCGAATATTCAAAGAGCTATCACGACGAAGATTCAGCTACTGCTAAGCTTTCAGTTACCGAAAGCAAGCTCGAAGATGCTCAAGCACGTATTGCCGAACTCGAAGCTGGTCAATCAAAAATGATCCGTGAACAAAAGTTGGAGAAAGTTCTTTCCCCACTTACCGGTAAAAAGCGTGAACAGATGTCCTTCGTTCTTCAGAACGTTGAAACAAAGAAACTAGAAGAAGCCTATAATTTCTTTATCGGCCGTATTCTTAAGGAAGAAACAGCTCCTGCAGCTGATGTAGCCCCTGCAGCAACCGTAATCACAGAAGCAAAAGCTGAAAAGCAAGCGACTGTTCTTGTAACTGGTGAAGAGAAGCTTGTTGAACAACAATCAACTCAATCCGCCAAAAACGCCGCATCGCTTAGCCATCTAAAGCGTCTTGCAGGTATTTAATTTCCAATTCAGAGGAGAAACACTATGGAACTATATGAAAATTGGACTGAAACTAAAGAGGCTCTTTTAGACGGTCTTACAGAATCCAAGAAGAAAATTCTTGCCCCACTCATGGAAAACCAAATGCAGCACATTAACGAAGCCGTTGCTAACGGTACCGGTATGGGCGCTATTGCTGGTTTCCAAAAAATCATGATCCCTATGCTTCGTCGGATCATCCCAGCTTCTATCGGTCCTGAGCTCGTTGGCACCCAGCCAATGTCTGGCCCAGTCGGTCTAGCTTACTCCCTCCGTTTCTTGTTCGACCAAGCTCTTGACACCGCTCCTGCTGGTGCTTCAGCCCATGACATCACCGCCGGTCAAGAAATCTGGGGTACCAACCCTGTTCTTCGCCGCTTCTACTCATCTGGTGAAGGTGCCGCCGTCGATCCAGCTACTGGCCTCGCTCCAGAATTCAATGGTATCGCTCCATTGAACCCAGCTCTTGGCGTTGCATCCCTCTCCGATCAAGCTGAATCCAAGCAAGGTCGTAACCTTCGTTTGGAAGTCTTGAAGCAAACTGTTACCGCTGGTTCACGTAAGATCCAAGCCAAGTGGTCAGTTGAAGCCATGCAAGATCTTAACAATCAACATGGTCTTGACCTCGAAGCCGAAATCACAGCTGCTCTTTCAGCTGAAATCGTTTCCGATATCGACAACGAAATCGTTACCGATCTTATCACCCTCGCTGGTACTACCGAAACCTTCAACTTTGCTAACACTGTTGTTGGTTACACCCCAACGTTCGTTGGTGACCGTTTTGCAGCTCTTGGTGTTATCATCAACAAAGTTGCTAATGAGATCGCTACCAAGACCCGTCGCGGCGCTGCTAACTGGATGGTCGTTTCACCATTGATCGTTTCAGTTCTTCAGTCAGCTACCAAGTCTGTCTTTGCTCCTGCCATCGCTGGTACTTTTGAAGGTCCAAACAACACCAAGCTCGTAGGTACATTGAATGGTTCTATCAAGGTCTATTCATACCTCTACCTCGACAAGGCTGGTGCTGATGAGCAAATCCTTCTCGGCTACAAGGGTGGTTCAGGTGAAATGGATTCAGGTTATTTCTACTGCCCATATATTCCTTTGATGAGCACCAACGTTATCATCGATCCACAAACATACAACCCACAAGTTCAGCTTTCAACAAGATATGGTAAGGCAACATTCACCAATGCTGCTACCTCTCTTGGTAACTCTGCTGATTACTACGGTCGTATCTTGGTTCAAAACTTACTCTTCGTCTAATCGATTTAAGTTTGTTGTTTCAAACGAAAAAGGGACCTTCGGGTCCCTTTTTCAATACTTTAGTATTCTTTAACGAATACTAGGTTCCCACAGTCCCAAATTCTATTATATCCATTATCTTTCATATTTTCCCATTCGGTTTTATTTTCGTTAAATAGCGGTAATATTTTTTTAAGTTTATGTTTCTGAAAGTTTAATCTATTTTCTAAAATTGGTGATTTTTTGAAGTAATAATAAGATGGTTGACTCGTACCTTTTAATTCAAATCCTAACTTATAATAAAGATTTCCATTACTCCATCGTTTATCAGCATATGATATTAAGGAAATTGGGTTTAACTGTTTTTCAAAAAATCTTAATAACTTATTCGCACCACCAATTATATAATATCCTTTTAGGGAAACAAATCTGATCAATTCCCATTCATAATCTTTATTAAACCTTGGTTTTCCAAAAGACATCGCGGCAACCAAAAGATTATCATTATTAAATAATCCGAAAGTTATTAATGAATTTGTATATTTTTGAAGGTGATTTTCATCAAAAAAAGATATTGAAATATCACGAGTTATTTGTTTAACATAACAATTTCTTCCCATTATTTTATTAGATTTTCCAATTTTATTTTGTAATCTTGATAAAACTATTTCTTTATTCTGTATCCATTCATTTTCAAATATATGAATTAATTGTATATTATTTTTCGCGCACATTTCAGTTTTGAATAAATGTTTTTGATTATTATATCCTGCTAAATCAGAATGCCAATATAAACCATTTACCTCTATTCCTAAATTAAATGCCGGAAGAAAAATATCTATTTCAAGATTATTTGGTAAAAAAGTTTTATCATGCCGGCGAATAATTAATTCTGGGTCTAATAGTTTAAGTTCTTTAATAATTTCTTCTTCTAATTTTGAAGACCCTTGAAAAATTGGATAACAAGTATGACACAGTGTATTTGAAAATAGGTGTTTTCTTACCGTCTGACATTGAACTGAAATTTCAGAATTACAGGTTTTACAAATTACAGTGATATTATCGTTCTGAATATCAAGGTTCTGGACCTTTGCCCATTGTTCAAGATTATTGGTATATTTAAGTATAGTTCCAAATTTGCGAGATTTCGCAACTTTATATTTTATTGATTTATTATATTTTGTTAAACGTTCTTCGGAAAATGATTTATCTTTGACTGTTTTCCAATATTTTATTAATTTTTCTGAGATAAGTTGTTTCTGTTCTTCAGACATATCAAAAGTTCTACCACGATTGAAATGATTTTCTCCTTTTGAAGAGGATGAAAAATTTCCTAATGAATTTTTCTGCGCGTCCGATACTCTATTCTCTGACCACATTAATTTAAGACCTTTAGATATTTTTTGTTTAGACTCTGGAGATAATATCCTTCCAAATCGTGGATGATTTTCACCTGACTTTTTTAAAATTAATTCTTTAGAATATCCAAATGGTGCCAGTTCTCCAAACTTTTCGAAATATTCCTCCTTAGTCAAGTTGTGTTTTTTGAGATGTTGGGTATCTATCTTTAAGTATTCTTTTTCACATATCGGACATTTCAGCACGGAATTCTTTCCTCTCAAATCAATTTTTAGACGATAATTAAATTCTAACATATTTATTTTTAATGTAAATATTTATTTTTGAATAAATATTAAAATTAGTATCAATACTGTTAAGGGAAAAAATGATTTCGTTTAAACAATTTATTTTAACTGAAAATGATGAAAATGATTTAGATATGTTTATTGACACTATAAAACGGGAATGTTCGGAATTTTTGAGATATAATAAAGTTAGTATTAAAAGTGGAGTAGCATTATTCCGCGGGATAGTTGGATCCGATGATACTGGTAATTTAATTGGTCCAACTGAACCCCGAAGAAATCGTCGGCCAATGTCAACTCCACAGAATCGACATTTATTAATGGATGATTGGTTTGAAGATAATTTTGGTTTTAGATATCGGTCAAATGGAGTGTTCTGTTTCCCAAATTGGGATGATGCTAATAGTTATAGTAGAAATGTTTTTTGGATTTTTCCTGCTAATGGTTATGAATTATGTGCTTCAAATTCAATAAAAGACTTATTCATAGAATTTGAAGACCCAACTGATCATGCTTTAGAATGGTTTCAAGATGAATATTATAAAGATGCGCCAAATAAAGAAGAAGTTATTAGAGAATTTAGAAAATATGAACGAGAAAATAATAAAGGTTTTATAGAAGGAATTTTGGAAAACGGTGATTATTTTGAAACTAAACAATTGGATGATATTGAGAGAAGAATAGAAGTTATGGTTCAATGTTCAGAATATTATGCCATTAGAACCAATGGATATTTTTTTGGATCTCAAGATATTTTGGATAAATTAAATTCTTAAGGAAGAATAATGAAATTACGCGAACTATTGGATAACAACCAAATAAAACAGGCCGGAAAAACTCAAGTCGGAACCGAACCAACGGATAATGAGGTTGACCCTACGGTAGAGATTAAGAAACGTCAATTAAAAACCTTACAACGTCAGTTAGATTCCCTCACTAAACAGAAGGTTCAACAAGCAAAGCTCGGCCGTGAAAACGTTCAACTAGATAAAAGGATTGAATCCCTTAAGAAGAAAATGAACGATATCAAGGCGACGATATTAGATGATTTGGAAGTCAAAGAAAAATGATAACGTTCAAAGACTTTTTGATCGAGGTGTCCGTTAGTCCAACTCCTCAAAACCCTGAGATATCAGCTGAAGATTATTCTACTATCATTACTACGGCCAAATCCATGGTCCGAGGTGGTTATGTTAAGAACTATTTGAAGATGACTGAGGCCGGAGAATTTTTTATTCGGGGTTCTGAATATACCGCGGAAAAAATGAGAAAAAATATTGAAAAAGCGGGTAAACCTATTATAGGTTTTATTGAACCGGTTAGAACAAAAGATAGGGTATCTACCTTTTCTCAAAATCAATTTATATTTAACGTTTGGCATTTATTTGATATGCCATCCCGTAAACGGTGTATCATGGCAACATTAGATGAGGAAATGGCATCTAATTTTTCTGATAATATATTTATTTTGGTTCCAAAAGATGGAACCACCATTTATCATACCAATTCAGATTGGAATTTAGGTTTTAAGGATTCAGTTAAAAAGATATTTGGTGGGAATTTAAAATTAGGTAATTTATCCTATGTTTTTAAAGGATTTACACAATTAAATGGGAGCAGGGTTTATACTGAATTATTTAATAAACTGAATCATAAATCGCTGCCGCATGATATAGAAACTCTAAGAGATATGTGTGAAGAGTTGGATTTATTATTACTTAACACAGATTATGATGATTTTGATAAAGTTAGAGAAATGCCATTAATAAAAGAAATCATTATTAGAAGTTATGAAAAAGTTAAGAATGGAGTAAAATCATTTGATTTATTACAGAAGTTTTTTAAAACTGCTGAAAACGAAGTTTCTGAAACCACTGATATCTCGACTATTTTAGATTCTGAGTTAAAACATATAGAAATCTGGTGGACTAATAGTTCATATGTCTTAAAATTTGAAGCATATAATGCGTTAAAAGAATTGGAATATGTATTAAAGGATATGATAAAATGAGTAATATAACTTTTAAAATGTTTTTAGAGGCGGTGTTCCGTAAAGATGATAAAGGTCGGATGATGAGAGTTGATAATCTTAGATTATCACGTAATGAGAGGATGTTTATAGAGGCCGCCCATTTAATTGTTGATGAAGGGTTTGTAAAGAATTTTAACGATGGTCTTAATAATGGGTTCTTATATCGCGGGTCAGAATATTATGAAAATTATTTTGAGAACGATAATTCATTTTCAATGTGTTTTGTAGATAATCAAAGAAAAAAAGATAGATATTCGACATTTTCAGGTAGTCAATTTATCTCTAATTTTTGGCATGTTATGGATTTACCGTCTAGAAGACGGTGTACCATGGCATCACCAAGCCTGGATATGGCCGCGCAATTCACCCCTACAGAACCATCTATTATCATACCTAGAGATAATACGGAATGTCATTCTGTTCCCTCCGATTGGAACGAATCTTTTGAAGATGAAATACGTTCCGTATTTCCTGGAACAAATGTAAGTCTGGGAAGATTATCAATGGTTTTCTCCCAGTTCAGACATAGATTATCACAAGATGATAATCTTAATTATGACAATGATTATAAAGATTTTACAAAACATTTAAACCCAATCAGTAATGACATAAATAATTCATTACAAGATTTTAAGGACTTTTTTAAATCATTAGAAAGATTATTTTTAGCAAAGCACCCAAATTCGGATTTATATTTACTATCAATCACTCCAGGTAATGGAGTTCACAATTATAATATGGATCCAGATTTTAGAAAAATTATTTATCACATGATAAAATATACCCGGGAAGGTTCAGATCTATTCACATTATTTGAAGAGATATTTGATAAAATTAGAGAAAAAATTAAATCATCTAGAACTCCTTCTAACCTAATAAATAATAGTGATAATAATTCTGAAATCTGGTGGACCGGATGTTCATTGGTATTTAGAGGATCATATTCAAGACGTAAAATAAACGATCTTCGCGCACTTAAAGATTATGTTGATAGGGTAGAAAGAGGAGATATATTAGATGATGGTGAACCAGATTAAAGGAAAATGAAATGAAACTAACAAATATACTAACAGAACAAGCAAATCCTGAACTTATCAATGCTCTTGAAGATACTGTCAATTATTGTGTCAACGTTCAAAAGGGCGAACTTCCTACCCGCGACGCCATTCAATTTTTGGTTGGTCGTTGTAAACGTGATAATGTCGAAGTGTCCAAGCTACTTGACAAGATATTGAAGAACACAAAATGAGATTTAAGACTTTTCTACTTGAGGGATGGCGTTCGACGGTTCTAGAACATGAAGAAGCGTTCAAAATCCTTAAGACCAAATGTTCAGAGGCAATGTCATTAGATGAACCATTGGTTTATAGAGGGATGATGATTGATGGAAGTAAAGAAACATTCCACCTATCTAAACCAAGTCAATTTGAGCGAACCTCCGCCAACACATCAAATGAATATACCGTACTCATCGACAATTCCTCAGCCTGGAATGATTATCCCAAACGAAGCCGAAGTTTGATTTGTGGTAATATGAAAAATCTATCTTATGCTGAGGGTTTTGGCCGGTTGGGAATGATTCTTCCGTTTAATGGTGCTAAGTTTGGGGTTTGCCCTGCTAAAGATTTTTGGATGGGATTCAAAGAAACCTTTTTAAAATATGGTTTAGATACTCTAGATGATTTTAATTACACATTGCGAGATTTATTTAAGAAGGTTGATATTGAATTAGATAGAAGAAATAAAGATTATGATAAGCTTGTGGCGGCATTAGAAGCCGGAGAAGATTGGTTAAGAGATAATGACGGTATGGACGTTTATTCATATAGTGATTCACAAATAAAAAATTTATTTAAAACTGTTATGGACGGTTCTGAATATATTGTTGATTTTTTACACCGAATTTTAGATCCTAAGAAAAATAATTTTGAACTTTCTGATTATCTTGGATTAAAGAAATACCAAGATATAAAGAGAGAAGTATGGACAGATTCAGATTGTATTATAATATTTGATGATCATAACAGTATGAAATCCCCAATTAATCATTTTCTGAGTGTAAAAGAGAGAATGAATGAAACTTAGTTTTAAGACCTTTCTATCTGAATCATGGCGTTCGACTATTATATCTCGGGACGAAGCACTTGATTTTATGCGGGCACATTGTTCTGAGGCATTATCTAAAAACGTTCCGGCCATTTTTAGAGGAGTTGCCAATCACACTGAAAAACCTGAATATCACCTTTCCAAACCATCTAACTTTACACGACAATCTAAAAACACTTCAAATTATTATACTCTGATTATTGACAATGACCCAGCCTGGGCAAAATATCCGAAACGTTCTAAAAGTCTAATCTGTACTAATAGACAAAATGCTAATTATATTGAAGGGTTTGGAACGGCAGGAATAGTTATTCCAGTAAATGGAGCGAAGATAGGACAATGTGCTGAATTCGATTTTTGGGAATCATTTAATGAATTAGGTGAACTTGGTATAAGTAATATGGCAAATTTTAATTTCCTATTGTCAAAAACATGGGAAGGTGCTGGATTCCGTATTCCGCATAATGTTAGTGATTATAAAGATATGAAACAGGCATTAGAATTTGGAAATGACAGTCTTCAAGATCCTGAAGAAGAACATAGTGATAGATTACAACAAGTATTTAAGACAGTTATTGAAGGTAAAGAAACTTTGTCAGAATTTGTGCATAGAATTTTAGATCCGGTTAGAAATGATTTTACTCTAACTGATATCAAAAATCTGAATCCGTCTGATGATACTGCTCGAGAAATTTGGACCGACGCCGATAGTATTATCTTGATACCAAATGAATCATTTGACCGAAATAAACTTGATCAATTTTACAGAGATATAAAAAATGAGATTTAAACAATTCTTATCAGAGGGTGTCAGTGATTCCTATAAAAAAATATCTGAAGTCAAAGCGATTGAATTAGCAAAAACCAATTTTAATGAGGCTCTGGCTCTTGATAAACCATTGATAGTCCGTGGAATGAGACAAAAAGATAAGAGGTCAATTGAATATTATTCTATTAGTAATATAACCGGTAGGAAGTCTGCTAACACATCAAACGAATATACGGTTTTGGTTGATAATCTACCCGCCTGGAAAGATTATCCGAAAAGATCGGAAAGTTTGATTTGTACGAATCTTAATAATTTAGGATATACCTGGGATTATGGTGAGACTTTTATCATATTGCCTGAAAACGGAGCTAATATCGGTGTTTGTTCTTCATACGATTTTTGGAACGGGTTTGGCAGGTTTACTCAGCTTGGAAAAGCCGCAGGTTATACCTCGCACCCGCTGATGGGTATATTCAATGAGATTTTAAGGTCGATATTTCACGATGCTGGCTTTAAGCTACGTCATGATAATAAAGATTTCGATCAGATTAAACAGGCTCTTGATGCTGGAACGAAATTTCTTCGCACCACTGAACCTGAAACTTTAGCTCGAGAAGATAAAAGTTTCTTTAAGTCGGTTATTGACGGTAAAGAAACTATGTTAGAATTTATTGAAAAAGTCCTAGACCCTACAATAAATGGATTTAAGTTGGTCAAATATAAAAATCTTGTTGAATTTAGTGGTAATCAAGAATTATGGTTTAGTGGTCCTGCTTTAGCATTTGGAAACAGTATTATTTCAGATGAAAATGAGGCAATTGAACTTTATCAAGAGTTTAAAGAAAAGGTAAAAAATTCATGAGATTTAAAACATTCCTCGAGGCATCAGGTGATTGGTCGGTATCAGATGCATATCAACCAATTTCTAAAGAGAAAGCTATTCAATTTGCGAAATCAAAATGTTCTATTGCTATCAATGATAATTTCCCACGAATTATTAGGGGCATGAGAGACACCGGTGATTATTTATGGATAGAGGGCATAAGGGGACGACGATCAACTAATACAACAAATGAATATACTACATTATTAGATAACCTACCCTCTTGGAGACAATACCCCAAACGTTCTGAAAGTTTGATTTGCACGACCACTGATTCTAATGGATATCCCTATGATTTTGGTGATGTTTATATTATCTTGCCATCAAATGGTGCTAATATTGGAGTTTGTAGGTCCTTTGACCTTTGGTCCTCATTTCCAGTTTTAGGAAAAGAATTAGAAAGAGCAAAAGTCGCACCACACGCTGAAAATCCGGCTAGCATTTTTAATGAAGTTCTTAGAGAAATATTTTCAATTGCTGGAGTAAAGCTTGATAAAAAGAATGATAATTACGAGATATTATTGAAGGCAATTTCAGATACTAATGATTGGTTAAAAACCAAGGGTAAAGAACATAGGGCCAATAAACTAGATATCAGAACTTTGGATTTCTTTGAACCTGTAATTAATGGTAATGAAACGTTAATAGCATACATAAAACGAATGTTAGATCCTAAAGCAAATGAATTTAAGATCTTGAATTATTCAGAATTGGGTAATCTTACCGGTGGAAGAGAGCTTTGGACAGACGCCCCGTCATTAGCTATAAGATTGCCAGATGAAAATGATGATCCTGAAGACGTGTTTAATGCACTCAAAAAAGAAATAATGGGTAATGAGTAAATGAAAACATTTAAAACGTTCTTAACAGAAGAAGATAAAAAGAAAGAGATTGTTTTTGAACAGTTTAAAACTTTCCTACCGGTGTGTGATCATTATATACAGAAGGAACTATCAAATCTTAAGTCCGGTCGATTTTTTATACGAGCGATGCATCTGATTTCAAGAAATGAGGAGTTTGACGAAGATAATATCAAAATGATCGGGGTACAAAAAACTGTTGAAAATAGAATACCTCGTGATACCGACCAACGGGTTCATAGCAGAATAGGAGCATATTTTAAATCGAAATTTAATTTAAACTACCGATCAGATCATATTGCATTTTGCCAACAATCAGATACAAATTTAAATTTATTTGAAAAAGAAATCTATTTTATAATGCCGGCCGGCAGTAATTATAAATATTGTTTTTCTCCCAAAGTGAGCGATTTAACATTTACTGTAGATCCAACTACAGGTGGAACAAACACTAGAAAAATTTTCGAAAAATTCTTAAAGAATTATTCAAACAAATATTTTAAAAAGAGTTTAGATCAAGAAACAATTGAATTGGCTTTAGTTTGTTTTTCTGATTTATATTGGACAGCCCGTGATGCTAAAATCCATTATCTATCATTAGATAATTCTTTTGAACAATTTGTCGATGTGATAAAAGGAGATCATTATTATCTATCATCATATTCAGAAGACGTTTTAAGTGAAGTTAATGATGAAGTTAAAGATGGTAAGTCATTTACTGAAACAGTATTAGAAAAATTAAACCTAAAATCACTAGATGATTTTAGAACCGTTATGTTTCAGATTGGACAAGATTTAATGGATTCATTCGGATACATAGAGACCGTAGACCAGTCAGAATTAAAACCATACAGAAATGAGGTAATGATTCATTGTAAAGAATATGTGGCAGTGCACCGTAAGATGAAACGGTATTTAATGGAGTATCTAAATGAAAACTTTTAAAGAATTTTTGGTTGAGGTAGTTGAGAAAAAACCTACTGCAGTAGATCGTGAAAAACGTCAATTATTTGATAAGTTTAAGAAGAACTTTGACCATTGCAAACCATATATTGAAAAGAATAAGGAAGCATTAAAAGGAGGGAAATTCCTTTACCGTGGTATTCGAAAAGTTTCAGAAGCAGATGTCACTAAATTCACCATGCAAAAGACTCGTGATCCACTTGCCACTGATAATCGTATTCATAAGAAAATCGGAGCATGGTTCAAAGAAAAGTTTGGTCTCAATTATCGAGAACAATCGGTATTTTGTCAAAGAATGGTTAATAGTAATCTTAAAGAATATGGAGATGTATTTATTATTATACCTTGCGGTCCAGTTAAATATTGTTTTTCCCCAAAAGTCGGCGACCTAACTCCGGTTGTAGATGTTCAATGGTCTCAAGTTGAATATGCTGATTTAGATCTTGAACCTGTGATTAAAAGAAACCTTAATAAGTATCTTGGTTCTACTACCTCCCCCTTGATTAAATCAGGTATTTGTCCAGAAGAACTTTTACTAAGCAATTTGTTCTTTTCTTTATATTGGTATCAATCAAATGACTGGTTCGAATCATTGGGTGAAATAACAAAAGGAAGCCTTTCGTCTATCAATCTAATACCTAAAATCCCTGAACATATTCTGAATAATCTATTCAAAGAGATAGAACGATTGATGAAAGTTTCAAACACCAATCAATCATTCAGTGATTTTTTCATAGCGTATTTAGGATTTAAAGATTTAAATCATCTTAAAGAAACCTTGGTTCAGATTGGTGAAGACTGGATGAATAGTCTTGGATATAAAGAAACAGAAAATCAAAATGACATTTTTCCGTTAAGAAACGAAGTTATGGTGAGTTGTCATTCTTATCTTGCTATTCCGCATAAATATAAGAAATTATTAATGGAGTATTTCAATGAAACTGAGTGAAATAGCGGAGATAGAATGAAAACCTTTAAACAGTATTTAATCGAAGATTCTGAAGATCTAGACAAGATGATTGAAAAGATTAAGACAGAATGTTCAGAATTTATCAGTAAAACCACTCGGAGTGATTCATTATACCGAGGAATGGAAGAAGAAGATAATTTCATATCATATCATTCAATTAGAACAGATAGAAAACCACGAAACACCCCCAAGGCGGTTCATGATGTTATTGACTCATATTTTGAAAAACGATTTAATCTAAAATATCGGTCTAGTTCAGTATTTTGTTCTCGAACACTTTCTTCGGTAAGGGTCTATGGAAAACCATATTTTGTTTTTCCAGTAAATGGATATAAAATTTGTGCTTCTAATTTAGTTCGAGATTTATGGAACATTATATCTAGCACAGATCATTTAATATTTTCATTAGCATATATTCATCCCTTTAATAAAAGTGTAAAGATTTTAAATAAGGATGACGAGTCATTTTATTATAAAATTGAAGATAAATTAAAATATAAATTTAATAATGATCTTACGGATTATACCATTTCTAAAGAAGATATGAATAGATTTGATAAGTTAAATATAGAAATCTTAGATCATCTTAAATACCGTGAATCTAAAATACTCGCTGAATTTGATGAAGATGTCGAACTTATGGTTGCGGCTAAGGGGTATTATGCAATAAAAGCGAATTTTGCTAATAGTGGAGATATAAATAAAGCTTACCAAATAATAGAAAAAATCTATTCGAAAGATTAATAATGAAAACCTTTAAACAATATCTTGCCGAGGGAATAATCAATGTATCTAAAGAATCAGGATATATTGAAGCCGCGATTAAACGACTGAAACCTAAATTCGTGGATAAGAACCCTAATTATTATGAGGTCGAAGAGATCTTAAATAATGATCCTACTCTTCGAGCATTTGGAATAATATTCACTCAATCAGCACGGCATTTTGATGAGTTCGATTCAAGTAATGCGATGATAAACATCGGACTTGACGGGGCGCATTATTATCCGGCGCTAGATGAGATTCACGTTCAAACAATTCGTGGACTAGAAGATAAGCTAGATGATAGTTATGATTATGATGAATTTGTCAATATTTTGATTGGCTCAATTAAACATGAGCTAGTTCACCGTAATCAAATGCAACGGACCCGCGAAGAACAGTTTAAGGACCAGGATACAGATAATGTTGAGGAGTATTTGGCCGATCACCGGGAAATAATGGCGTACTCTGCCCAGGCCGCCCATGAACTGATGTTAACCGGAGATTCCTTAGAAAAAATCATCAACCAGTTGAAAACGTCCCAAGGTATTAGACGACTTACCCCTTGGTCATCAGCATTAGGAATTTATCATGATACCTTTGAACATGATACCTCTGTTTGGAAAAAATTCATTAACTACCTAGTATCCTATTTGAAAGGTCACCATGAAACTGAATGAACTCTTACTATTAGACGAGGCAACCAGTTCAGACGTTAAACAGTACTTGGAACTGTTTAACGACCTGGCAACGTTCCTTACCCTGAATACCTCTCACATTGTTCAGGACGCCAAGGATGAACAATCAAAGACTGAACTTAAGACCATGCAACTACAGTTCAGAAAACCGATTGTCAATGGAATGGGTGCGACTGAACTAAGTTCAGAGTGGCCGCAAAAAACCCTCATTCATCCCAAAGTAATTCCCGTTGTGTTGAAATGGATTTATGAGATGTTACGGTACATTGAACCCCGAATCGAGAAATATTTACGTGATGACCGTAAAAAGGACCGTCTCGACCGCTTGAACCAAATCAAGAATAAATATCGAACAGTAGTGGGGTTATTTTCATGAAACTGAATGATGAACCTTCAAGAGTTAAACTGTACAAACGTTTCATTGAGACGTTCAAAATACCAAGTTGGACTAAAGATATTTCTACCCGTCAGCATGATACAAAATTTTCAATTGAAAGAATAGAAAAAGATTAGTTTACTTTTTCGTTAACATGTATTAGAATCTTAACATCATCTTTGTTAGTGTTCTAACTTTATGTTAAGGAGAGAAAAATTAACATCTTATGTAAGATTTGTCAAAAAGAATTGGTAAATGTTCGTGCCTTGACCGCCCATTTAAGAACTCATAATATTTTAATAAAGGAATATTATGATAATTTCTATAAAAGAGAAAAGGAAGGACTTTGTGAACGGTGTTTTGATAAAACATCATTTAGGGGGTTTATAACAGGATACTTAAAGTATTGTTCACAAAGTTGTTCGTCAAAATCTGAAGATGTTAAAGAAAAAATATCAAAATCTAAAACAGGGATAAAACAAGGTAGTGAACAAATCGAAAAACGTATTAATAATACCAATCAAGAATTAAAAGAACAAAAAAGAAAACAAACCAGTTTAAAAAGATACGGAGTAGATAATCCATCTAAATTAAAAACGATTTCAGATAAAATTTCATCTTCAAATAGTGGTAAAAAGTGTATAAGAACCCCTGACCACCAACAAAAAATTATTAGAAGTAAAAAACTTAATGGAACTTTAGGTCATAAATCAAAAACGAAAGATTCTATTAGAAATTCTCTATTACGGTTATACCAATCAGAAAATCCACCCATTACAATATCTGATAATACTGGTGGTCATCACAAAACAGGATATTATGAAAATTTATTTTATCGTTCATCATATGAATTGATTTTTATTAAATTTTGTAAAGAAAATAATATTCTATTAGAATCCGCCGAAACAAAAGAGTTTAGGGTTTTATATCAGTATTTAGAAAAAAAACATTTTTATTATCCTGATTTTTATTTACCTGAATATGATATTATTATTGAAGTTAAACCAAATTCTAAATTAATTGATGACGTCACTCAAGTTAAAATAGATGCGGGAATGAAAGTTCATAATAATTTTACCATTATTGATGAAGAGTCTCTTCTAAGTTTAAGTGAAGTTTTCTCATATTTCGAAAGGGTTTAAAATTAACATCTTCTATTTCGATTCCGACCCCAAGGTCTGCGCCCACCAACATTGTGATAAACATGTGTGTTCTCAAATATTAGAAAGTTCTTTACTCCTGTCCACCGCTCACCGGGTCCTGGACGGTGTGGAATCTATCCAGAAATCTCTGTCTGGCCGAAATCAAAAGGTCTGGACCCTGTCATTTCAACCTCATGAACAGATCCTTTATAAGGCAACTCACATCAACCACCCTTCAAACCGTTGGGTCCGAGAAAATCATGAAAATTATGCTTGGCTTGCCGACCTGTTTTTGTTTTTGACTCAGGAATATACCTCACGGTATGGGAAAGTTCACAAATGTGAGGCGATGTTTGAGAGTCTTGCCTACGCCCCGTTCAATATCCCAACTGGAATTTTTACTCCACCCTGGCGTGCCATGCCGGAAGAGTTCAAGGTTGATAAGTCCGGGAATGATAAATATTGTGAACAGTCGTATCACGCATATTTTAATAACACAAAACGACATATTGCCAAATGGAAACACAATGACATTCCT